GGGCGCTTCGGCGCCCTTTTTAAAACCCTACTCTACCAGTTGCTAGATAAGCACTTCTACCGCCGATAGGCTGACCCTCACGAATAATAATCGGATATGTGATACCTCCGCCAGCGCCAGTTGAACTGTTGTTATTGTTATTGGTCGTAACGATATTAGTATCGCCTGCCGTTGCCGCTGCTAAATCTGCAAGTGCTGCTTGGTCTGCTATTATTTTTTCTAGAGCCCGACTTCTCTCAACACTATCCAACATCCAGCCCTTGTTGCCACCTTGGCCAGAATCAATCTGATCAACAAGTGCTTGATTTTCAGCGATCCGTTCTTTAATTTCATTGGCTATCATACCTGGAGTTTTGAAACTGTCTGGTACCATCCAAGATGGAAGTCTTGATATAATACCTGCTGTAATATCATCCCATGATGGTAAAGCGTCTGCGATACCAGCAAGAGCATCCGAGAACCATTGTTTTATAGAACCCCAAGCGTCAGTCACGAGTTGTGATATGAAGTTTGCTCCCTCACCGACGGTATCGGTTGCCCAAGTTAGTTTTTCGCCAAACCAAGTCTTGATATCTTCCCATTTTCCAGAAACAAAATCTGTAAGGCTCGTCCAACCCGCACCAATGGTATCAGTTGCCCAAGTTAGTTTGTCTGTGATCCAAGTCTTGATATCTTCCCATTTTTCAGACACATAATTAGTTAGATTTGTCCAACCTTCTGCTATCTTATCCCCCGCCCAAGAAAATAAACCCTTTACCCACACAATAGCTTCATCAACTTTTGTTGTGATCCAGTCTTGTAGTTTGAATGCTGGTGCGCCTTCTTCTGACCAACCAAATAATCCTCTTATAAAACCTATTGCTATATTGATAGGCGCAAAGATTATATCTGTTAGTTTACCCAACAAACCAAGCGCCGTTTTGTCTTCTTCGCCAAAAGAGAATAGATCAGTAACCGCTTTAACTGCTTCTTTCAAACCAAGAAACAGTTTTTCTATAATTTTATTAAACTCTGTTGTGAAACTGAAATCCTTCAATAAATCTGCTTCTTTATCAAACCCCATCTTTTTTAGCAGCCAAGCGACCCCATCTTTGATAAGATCAAGCGGAATAGTAACAACAGAGTTGAAGAATCCAGTAACAGCTTTTTCTAGGCCACCCCAGATATCGCCATTTGCAAATGATTCCCAACTTGCACTCACAGCGCCGATAGCACCAATGATAAGAGTGATTGGTAAGAATAGTCTTCCGGCAAGCCTGCCAAATTTTACAATATTTTTACCAATATTTTTAAATGTCTTAACAATACCTGTAAAAAATGTTACCGTGCTTGTAACGATGCTGGTTAGAGATGCCATGATAGATATTCCGGCAGCCTGTAATAACCCCTTTTCGAGAATATTGTCTACGAAACTATTATCTCCACCACTATCGTTTGTAGTTCTTCTACCAGGTCCATTCTGACCGGAGTTTCCGTCGCCACTCAAAGACGCTGCGGCCATCAGTGCGGCTTGTTGTTCTTTTAGATTTTCTGTAAAAGACATAAAAGCACCTGTCAGATGACCAATCGAAGTAGTCATCTTTTTAGACATGTCAGAAATAGCCACATTGATTGTATCAAGTATCACATTACCTTCCAGAACAGCAAACGCTGTTTCTTCTGTATTCGTTGCGATAGTCGGTAAGGGTGTTGCCATTTAATTAGCCTTTTGTTGTCGTTCTTTTTCTTCGTTTAGATGTGCCATTAACATATCGACATACAAATCACGCTCAAATGGCAACATTTCGTTTATATCACTCAAAGAGTATTTATGATGTTGCATGAGTTGAAAGTTCAAACTGTAGTAATTAGTTAGACTATTGTAACTCATTAAGAGGTAAAAAAACTTTGTAGACCTGAGACCTCTCTCTTTATCATATCACCTGTTTCTTCATCTTTGTATAGAATATCTAGTTTTAGTTTTGGTAGAGAATTAAAAAATGCTTCTATCTCTCTCATATTTTTAGATGTGAATGATTCGATAAAAGTTGTAACTTCAGCTTGTGTATAATCGTTTAAGTCCATAACTTCTTCGGCGGTGTATACTTTATCGATACAAGCAGAGATAACTTCTGTCAGCTCTTTATTGTCATTTGTTGACATCTTTTCGATCATGTTGAATGATGGATACTTCATGATCATACTCACTTCATCATTCAACTGAATTTTATTGGTATGGTTTGGATCGAAATGAACTTTAACGTCTTCAAGATCGATATCTTGTGTGATTACTTTGTCGTTATCGTCTTTGAATCTTAATTTGACAATATTGTTTACCGATTTGGCTCTCAACTGAATGAAGAGATATTCAACATCAAATGTAGCAAGAATGCCAATATCAATATCATCAATAAAACAGTTATTCAGGACTTGTGTAATCGTATCATTGATAAACTTTGGTTCTTCGGACTCGGATGCGAGTAGAAGTAGCTTTTCTTCTTTCACAGTAAACGGTCTAAACTTAACAGACTTCTTGTTCGATGGCATCTCAATAGTAAAAATTGGTGCCGTAAGTTTTGGTAAACTCATAATTTAAATCTCCATGATTTAGAATAATTTTGATAATAGCGATACGTTGTTGAACTGATTGATAGCATCTTGAACGCTTGTTGGTTTTCTAATGTTATTTATAACGCCAGCGATAGTTCCCAACTGCGCAATTCTTTGAAACAGATTTGGGCCACGTCCACCAGAAACTCGTGTAGGCAGAACATTCTTGAATACTGTATATGTGCTATATGTAAACTCAACAGGTAACTTTGCGATAGTATCGTTTTGTTCCCAACCAAGGGTAACCGATCCTAGTTGCACAGGAAATGCGTCTGCGAAGTGATATTCTAACTGCGAATTGCCATCATCAGAAAAGAAAGTAAGAATAACAGTTGTTACATAGTTTGTCTTGTAACTCATTTCGTGATCTGTTCTATCTTTATAAGAAGCGAGTGCGCCGTCAAAAGAACTACCAGTGTTGATAATCTCTTGCATCCACAACTGAAAGAACTTCATAACATGATGATTACCATCCATCAAGAAAGTCAAGCTAAGTGGATCGTGAACAACGCCTATTGGCGTCTTGTGAATTGCACCAAATCCCTGCGGCATGTAATCAATCGTATTCAGATTTTTACCAGGTAAGTTAGTTGTGTCGCATAGAAACCTCAGATTAGCTTGCGCTCCTGGTGTTACTCCAAGACCATCATTCACATCACCAGTCCATCGTGGTGGTGTTATAAGCACAGCAAACTTATTGGCTTTGGCTAGTCCACCAACTTCTGATATCTTTGCTTTGAAATCGCCTACATTAAAAGACATATGTTATCCTATCAATTTCTTGCTGTCTGACCAGACTTTTGATTTACTTGCGCCGCTGAATCTCTCAAGTGGAAGAAACAATGCGATGTCCCATTCTGCGGGATATACATAAAGAAAACGACTTCTCACTTGTGTTGTAAGATAGTGCTTGATACAAGGCTTGAACCATTTATACTTCGATGCGCTGCTTAGAATGTTATAACTCATACGAAGTTTTGTTGTCTCGTCATACAGGTCATTTGAAGAAATGTCGTATAGAGAGTCCATTAGTTTTGCTCTCAAAATATGAGGCAAATAGTGTAGATTGATTCCCATGAACCCGCCCTTTACTTTTTTGTAAGGGAAGATCATGGGAAATCTATCAAAGTATGGTAGAGTTTCTTTATGCTTTGCGTCATAGTAAAACATATACATATGACCAATCTTAGGTTGTGAACGAAGACGATCAGTATCCCCTTTCATAAGATTTCTCTCATTGACAGTTTTGAACTTGTTTGCGGTGTCACGATACCATGTTCTAGATTGCTGCTCTTTAGCAGGAACCTTACCAGCACGAATGCCTTTGCTCAAAATCTCGTCAAATATAACTGCCATTATACTGTAACTTTACCTTCTGCAATAAGTCTTGCTCTGTTGACCATATGCGCTGCTTGTGTGTCTTCTTTTGATCCGCCAAAGTATGGTACTGCATGGCCTTCGTGAATCATCACTTCTGTGACTGTAGTGTCTAGATCACGGTCCTTATCATATACAAAAAAGTCTCCTAGAATACGACCGAACTTACCCTTCATGTCTTCGCCGTTTGGCGCAATCTGTGTTTTGAGTATAGCGGTCTCACCAAGTAGTTCTTCGAGTCTATGCTTTGCGAGTAGACCAAATACTTTTTCTGCGTCATCGCTTGTGCGTGATTCTGGTGTGTCAATACCCATAATACGAACACGCTCATTAGCAAGAACAACACCGAAGCCGAGTTCGATATCCACATCAACTGTATCTCCATCAACGATTTTTAGAACTTTTACTCTATATTCATACATTTTACTTTATCCCTAAATGATCTTCGTGCATTATTTGAAACTTCCATCCACGATCTTTACAAAACTCTTCTGCGGCAATCCACTTAGCTTGATTTATACCCCAAGTCTTGACTTCATTTATATAACGTTTCGTTGGCTTCTTTGTCTTTGTAGTTTGCACTACGGGTGGTACAGTCTGGTATTTCGGCTTCACTTCAATCAAAATCTTTTCTTTTATTCCATTAGTATTTATCTGTTCCAAATAGAAGTCTGGAAAGTATCTGTGTCTTCTGCCGTCAATAGGGCTTTTATAGGGTATAACAACTTCTTCTGACGACCACTGTAGCACATTGACATGTGTGTCTAGATACGACATCAACTTTAGTTCCCATCCCGATCTATAAATAATGTTAGTCGGGTCTCCCATATATTTGGTTGGGTTCTTTGGTTTAAATCTTCCTTGATACGCCATCGCACACTCGTATAAATAATATTGACATCATTCTATTTATAAAGAGATAACACATGGCATTACTGATTAAACCCGTTAACGGTGAGATGGCTAGCAGAAGAAGGGATAATACTTATACACAGTATTCTTTTCCTGAAAACTTGGGCAATCACGCTATTGTATTTAACTTCTCGGCTTATAGTTATGATGTTGATGCTACACAGATAAGTAATGTTCTATCGTCTTCAATCGCTCTCCCTATTCCAAATAATCTATCAGACTCATTCAACATCAACGTTCAAAAAGCCGAACTCGGCGGTGTTGGTAATGCTGTAAGAGAGGTTGCGTCTATGTCGGCTGGTGGTAACTTAACTATGGAAGGTGTTATGAAGGCTGCAACAAGTGCAGTAGCAGGCACAGCAAAGACTAAAATTGCTGGTATGGCTGATGCTGTTCTTGGGTCAAACGCTTCAAAGGGTATTGAAATTGGACTAGGTAATATAGCAAACCCCCGTGTTGCACTTTCTTTTGATGGCGTAGAACTAAAGACGCACAGTTTTTCATGGACACTTGCACCACAATCAGCGAGAGAGTCTGAAAAACTAAGAGATATTATTCAGAAAATTAAAAGATGTGCTTTGCCCACTTATAATAATACTTTCGGACAAAAAACATTTCTAAATTATCCAAATGTGGTTGATATTTTCTTTCTTGGTACAGTAGAAGGCTATATGTATTATTTCAAAAGAGCGATGATCGGTCAGTTTGAAGTCAACTACGCTGGTTCTGGCGCACCAGCTTTCGTAGAAGGTGGTAAACCCGCTGTTGTGACAATGACTATGAACATGACAGAGATTGATATTCACACATCAGAAGACTACGGAGGTGCATCTAGTGATGCTTCTGGTGGGATATTTGATGCTGCCCAGAATGCAAGAGGAGCCTGATAAATGGCAAAAGAATTTTTCTCAGATTTTCCAATTATCAAATACAATAACGAACTTGTTCGTGATATTAGTGTTCGACTTGACATTCTTGAGAATGTGAAGTCTGATCCGTATGCTTTCTTGCCATACACAATCAAAGATGGTGAAAGAGCAGAAGAAGTTGCTTATCTGTATTACGGTGATCCAAGATTTGTGTGGGTAGTTTATCTCTCAAACAATATCGTTGATCCATATTTTGAATGGCCTCTTGACAATCACAGTTTTGAACAGACACTTGCTAAAACATATGCAGCAAGAGCAAAAGCTGCATCGTCAAGCAACATAGGATGGCAGGCTGTAGTGAACTGGACTCAATCTGCAAGTATCACATCGAACATCGTTTACTACAGACGCATCAGTGATCCAACAGTAAGAATGAATAAAGATGGGATTGCATTTGTGACTGACGGCGCTGATTGGCAGGCCGTAAGAGTATATGATGATGAGTTCATGAAAAACGAATCAAGAAGAAATATCACTTTATTGAACAAAGAATATGTGTCAATCGCTGAAAGAAACTTAAAGAGGCTTTTGAATGAGTGATAATATTGAGCCAGGTGGTTATATTCTAAAGAAGGCCGAACTGTCAAACTTTGACGGCTCTAAAGTTTTGCAAATAGGCGACCTGATTGATTCTATTGAGATAGAAGAAAACATTGTAAATGTGTCTATTGGTGCAACTATCAGCATCATTGATTCAGCAAATCTTATTGATTCGTTTCCTATTATTGGAGAAGAGTATCTCAAACTAGAAATCGAAGATTTCTTTGGTAAAGTTCAAGAGTATCACTTTCATATCTACTCGGTTGATAATCTTGTTACGAACGATCCAGGCACTTTGCAGATTTATGTTCTCAGACTATTTTCAAAAGATTTTATAAAAACGGAATCTGTTGAAATAAGCCAATCTTACAAAGGCAAACTGAGCGAGAGTGTAAAAAGTATTTACGATGCTTTGTTTATTTCTGAAAAAGAAATAGAGATAGAAGAGACTATTGGTGAACATACTCTTGTTGTTCCAAATCTAACACCTATTGAAACAATTCTTCTTATGGCTGCTAAGTCTTTTAGTGATGTTTATAAGTCAAGCAACTACTTATTCTTTGAAAGAAAAGATAAGTATTTTTTTGGCACACACGAAAAACTATTCGAAGACGGTCAGAAAACAGAAAAGAAATACTTCTATGGCACAGTTAATGCCGATGTTGAAAACAAACCTGCACAGATGCGAAACATTCAAGCATTTAGTTTGAATAAGAGATTTAATCTTCTAAATGAAATGAGAAGTGGTGCTGCTATCAGTCGTGTTATTAAACTCGACTTGGCTACAAAAACTTATGAAAACATAGATTATAAACATTACGAAAAGGTAAAAGATTATAAACATACCGATAGTATAATAAGAGACTATCATACTACTAAGTTTAATGAGGAGTTCTTTTCGGAAGAAAATATCATAAACAAGTATATGGTATTTCAAGACTCAACGAGACAAGATCAGCCTTATCAAGATATTACCTCGCAAAGATATTCTATATCATATTATCTAAATGCAATTGGTATGTATGTTGAACTTTTTGGTGAGAATGATTTGAATATTGGTGATATGATTCGACTTGAGATGAAAGACTTATCGGCTGCTAACGATGTAAAGGATATCCACAAAACTCTTTCTGGTCTTTACATGGTATCGACCATAAAGTCGGTTTATGATGGTGATAGATGGTCTATGACTGTTGGTCTACTAAAAGATGCGTTGAAAGGTGAAGGTGCAGAATGAGTAGTAAGGGATTCAAAAACTTAGTTTGGTTCATGGGTATTGTTGAAGACAACGGTGATCCACAAATGCTTGGTCGTGTTAAAGTAAGATGTTTTGGCTTCCACACAGAAGACAAAGAACTTTTGCCTACTGACGATTTGCCTTGGGCGTATATCATATCAGGGACATACAATAGTAATGTCACAGTTCCACAACTCAACTCTTGGGCTTGGGGGTTCTTTATTGATGGTGAATACGCTCAACAGCCGATGTTGATCGGCACGATGCTTGGTATGCCTACACAAGCAACTCTTCCAAGTGAAGGGTTCTCGTCTGGCAGCCAAGCATTACCTGCTTGTGATCTAAATCAACCAGACATATCAAGACTTGCTCGTGGTGAAAACTTAGATCAAACAAGTGTTGCTGCTAAAAATATCACAGCGATGCCTGGTATCGAAACGGCTGACGGTTCAAGTTGGTCGCAACCTTCTTCGCCATATAGCGCTTCTTATCCAAACAACTGGGTACATGAAACAAAATCTGGTCATGTATTTGAGTTAGACGACACACCAGGCGCAGAACGAATCAATCTATATCATACTGCGGGTTCGTTTGTCGAAATGGATGCTCGTGGTACGATGGTTGTCAAAAGTGGCGGCAACATGTACATGATCATCGAAGCAAATGGTAATGTTTACATTGACGGCAAGTATACTGTAACTGCAACTGGTGATATGTCGCTCTATGCAAAGAATGATATGACTATCAAAGTAGATGGTAATATGAAAACAAACGTCCATGGTAACTATGAGTTGAATGTAGCTGGGTATATGCACACGAATGTTGGCGATGCAATTCGAACTCGTGGCTTGAAAGTTGCACTTGAATCACAAGACGACTTTGATATCTTTGCTGGTAGAGAGTTTCATTTGGGTGCGCCTATTGTAAGTTTGAAGAGTGCTGATGATTTATATTTGAACTCTACATCTGGCAATATTGAAATCAAAGCAACAGCAAACACAAATATATATGCTGGTGTTGATGCAAACGTGAGATCAGGAGAGCAAGTAAATCTACAGAGTGCTACTATCAATGTGAATGCTTCTGGCACAGTTTATATTGATAATCTGGTAGACATGGCCGATGGTAATGCTGGAGATGCTGTTATTGCTGCAAATGGTTTGAACGTAAACAGAACGGAATTAGAATCTACAGATGTGCCAGATAAGAAGTCGCCTGTAAAGAAGACAACTGTTGCTCCAGAAGCAGTTGGCGTTAATGCTGTTGATGATAGTGCTGAACATGGACCACGGTAATGGCGTATAATAAGGATAAAGAATAATGGCTGCTCTGATAGATTGCAACTGCAACTCGCCCACATGTGATTGCTGCGTAAACAAACCAACTACTGTTCAAACAGCAACAACTACGCTGGTTACTCCAACTTATTTTAATGATAAGTCATATTCTGGCTTGACAGACGAAGAAATTCGTGCTAAAATAGATATACCTCTTGATGTTTCGGCTACATTAACACTGTTCAATGCTAATATTATCAACAATGCGGTCTTTGATAAGACAGACTTTCCTTTTGTTCAAGAAAGAATTGCACAAGGTCCAATCTCTCAAACAGAATATAGAGAATTTCTTAAAGATTACAATTACACGGTTGACACCCCAACCACAGAAGGCACTGCTACAACAACAATCAAAAACAATCCAAGAAAGCATATGGAAC